GTCCAAAGAAGGCAAAGTTGTTAATTAAGAAGTTTGGTTCTATAATGGAAGTAGGCGAGGCTTCGATAGAAGAAATAAGTGAGATAGAGGGACTTGGTAATGTCCTAGCAAAAAGAATACTAGGAGTATTAAACTCCGAAGATAAAATGGTGATATAAATGAATAATGAATATGATGATATATATACAAGTGATGATGAAGATAGATTATACTACGAAGGACTAACAAATGATGCCGTTCCGATAATTCCACGTGATAGAAAAACAGATAACTCTCTACCTAAAATCGTAGAAGAATATGTTAAAAGTGCAGTTGAGGTTTCTAAATATAATGAAATACCTGCAACAATTGGTTTCTATGTATTATTAGGACAACTGTGTAAAGATATGGTTGCAATCCCAAGTGGTAGAAGAAGGGATGACACTAGGATACATTTCATTTGGTTGCAGACATCGGGTACTGGTAAATCGGAAATGTACAATTTCTTTGGGCCAGTAACAAATGAAACCTTTAAGATAATTAATAGTAAATATGGTACTGATTTCGATGTGTTCGGAGTTGACGATACTACTGATGCGGCTCTAATTGGTTCAATTGCTAAAGAAAGAGTTCCTCATGAAGATGATGATGGTAACATAACATACGAAGAAGAATATGTTCAGATAAACGGTGGTTTCCAAGGTGAAGGTTTGATTGCGTATGATGAATTTGAATATTCAGGAGTATTCAAACAATCGCAACACAAGGAAAATGTTGTTATGTATTTGAATAAACTAATGAACACTCTATGGGGAGAAGGATACTTAATTAAAAAGAAACTTAAGGATGGTAATATAATTGTATGTGACTGTAAACGCAGTGTTTACGCTACATCTTATATTCCTAAAACATTAACTAATGTTGTAGCAGAAAAGGGTGTAACTCAACGTTCTACTATGTTTGTTAAAGAAATCCCACAAGAAGTACAAGATGAACTACGTGACCAAATATTAGATGAAGTAGGATTTATCAAATCTAATGAAGCACCAATAAAAAGATTCGCTGAAAATTTTGTTATAATTTATGATAATTTATATCAAAGGTTCAAGGAAAATGGTGAAGACCCTTTAACAACAATTCAATTCGGTAAAGGATATAATGATGCACTAAAAAATGAATCATATAAAATGAGAAACTATATTTCTGATAGTAGACCTGAAGTTTTTGAGATTGCTGGAAACTTCATTACTAGGATGAATCAGACAATGGTAAGGTTCTCTATATTATGCTGTATTGCAGAAGCACCCAACATAAAAGACAAATCAAAAAGGTACATAGTTACTGCTAGACACGTCCGACAAGCATCTTCTCTCATTCGACAATGCTATAAATCGCTGGTGTCGTGGCTTGACGTAGCGTTAAAGGTTAAAACCCACGCTTTACACGACCGAGTTAATAAAGCAGCATTTTATAGAGCCTACGAAAAGTTAAAGAAAAGAGATGATGAAGGATGGGTAAACAAGAATCTGTTAATGGAGATGGTCAGAGAGGATACTAAAAAGGGACAATCTACAATTTATAGATGGTACAAAGAAATTTCACATATGTTTGAGGACAAAAAAATAGGAGTAAGAACATATTTGAAAGTAAAGGAGGAAAAGAAAAATGAGTAAAAAAGATACATATGAGCATCAGTTTTTGGTGTTTAACGTTAGCGATGGCCCGAAAATAATAAATGAATCCCTTAATACATATGGGAAAGATGGTTGGTATTTGTCAACTATGATAACTGTTGGTGGGGGTGAACACTTAGTTGCATGGATGGTTAAACCTAATATTTTCTTAGCACCTAATCCTGCCGAAGCACAGGCTAAAAAGTTAGCAAATCTTTGGACAGCAGGGGACAGTGGCGAAGAATGAATGTTTTAGCATTAGATATTGAAACCAAGAACTATTCACATGAGATTGGTGGATGGGGAAATACCCATATGTTTCAAGTTTCTACTGTATGTACATGGGACGGTAATCAAGGGACAGTTTACATTGATGAACCTATTAAATCTATTAGGAAATCAAATGTGTCTGTTAAACCACTATCACAGTTAAAATTTGATTTAGATGACCACAGGCAAAATGATGGTATATTATTGGGACACAATATTGTTGCCTTTGATTTAGCGGTACTAAAAAATGCAATGGATATTTATTGTATTAAAGAATATTTAGATGACAAAGCGTATATTGATACCAGTAGAATTCTAAACAAACAACACGGTGAAAGATATAGTCTTTCTAATTTAGTACATCATACACTAGGTGCAGAAAAATTAATGGATAGTGCAGATGCACCGTTAGTTTGGAAAGCAGGGAAATTTACTGAAGTAGCAGATTATTGTTTAAAAGACTGCGAATTAGTTTATGATTTGTGGGTACATGGAAAAGAAAATAAAATGGTGAAAGGTTTCTCCATTGAAAAAGAAGAAATGAAAGAATTGGAGGTGATTTGGTAATGTCAACTTGGGAAATAGTAGGTTGGATTGTATTCGTCATAATCATATCCTTGTTATTCTTTGCTGCATTCGGGAATTCAAAATATTCCGAACGCACTATTGAAGAGTACATGGATACGTTAATTGACGAAGAACGTGGTCGCAGTGGCTCTCCATAAAACCTGTTCCTTTTGTTCTAGGGAAACTATCCCTAGACGAATTAAAGGTAAAGTAGTAGGGTCAAAAGAAACCCTATACATTTGGCAATGTAGAGAATGTAAAGCGTTGTGGTCAGATGGATGATTTCGATAAATTAATTTTAGGATTCGGATTGGTATTAATATCAATTGGAATATTAAAATGGTTTGTTCAAGTCATCATCTGACTCGCGCCCTTTTTTTTGAAAATTTTAGAAAGTTTTCAAAATCTGTTGTCAAAGTTATTTACATCTTTTATCTTCTAAGGTTGTACGTTCCTACATCTTTTACAAAAGAAGGCTTAGCAGGTAGTTTAGTTCCTAGACTAAATGGAGTATCAATATTTTCAGGCCAATCTCGAAGTTCCATTCTATATCTTCTAACTTCACCTCTTTGTGCAACTGTATATCCTTCCCATAAATCAGGCAATACATATTTATCCGACTGCAACAGCAGTGCATTTCTCACTCTTCTCATTTTTGCCCACATTAAATCCATGTCTGTTTCTTCCACCATCTAATCACCTCTCTACGAAATATGCTGATATTGTTCCTCTTCCGACATATATACCTGACTGATTAGCCGTAGTTGAACGGAAAAGAATAATGTCTCCCTTGTTAAAATCAACGTCATAATCACCAGTAGCAGATACACCGTGTCCATTTGTCGCAACAGTAGCAGTTATTCCAGTATTAGCAACTGCCGATTGAGTAGCAGTGGCCGAAGTTGCTTTGTATATCTGAACAGTTGCACTGTTACCTGCGGTTTCATTACCGTCATTTGCACAGTTTAAATGTAAGAACTTTAGTGTACAATCAACAGGTAGTGCAATACCTTCGTTCTTTGCGTTACTAGAAGGTGCATCTCCTATATCAGCACCGTTACCAAAAGACCAATGGAAACCATTTGACTCACCTACATTTAATTGCCAATTACTTTCTTCTGCTGTAATGTAGAAAGAACCTGTACCTGTTGTTCCATTGGGAAAGTCAACAACTCCTGACGAATTACCTGTTAACCATGTAGGTGAACCATCACCGGATGCGATAACTAATTGGTCATTACCTGTTGCAGAAGGCGCATCAGCACCACCAATAACTACGTTGTTAGAACCTGTTGTAATATTATTTCCAGCATCATAACCAATTGTAATGTTTTTATCAGCAGTTGTTATTAAATCCCCCGCACCGAATCCTATACCTATGTTGTTGCCGCCTGATGTTACATCATTTAAGGCACTATTACCAAGAGCAATATTCAAAGAACCTGTTGTAGTATTATACAACGTTGAAGGCCCAATTGCTACGTTATTACCTGAAGATGTCATTTGATGACCATACAAGGCCTGTTTACCAATTGCTATATTATTGTTAGAGGATGTAGTTACGTTAGCATTTCCTTGACCTGCATACTGACCAAGAAATGTATTACTTTGTCCGGGAGACCATAGCCCTGAACCACCACCTATAATTGTTGAAAAAGACCCTATCGCTGTTCTACTACCGGCATCTGCGCCAACAACAGTAACCCATGTTTGTTCACCATTAACTGTTCCTCTATTTCCAGCACTACTACCAATAAATACATTCTTTTGAGAATTAAGGCCGGTATTTTGCCAGTATTTACCTGCACTTACTCCAACCATTACATTTTGAATGCCCTCAGCATATTGACCTGCACTTTGTCCTATTGCTACTGTGTTACTTGGGTCTGCTGCTTCACACAGCGCATTAGAACCAATTACTACTGAATCGTGTTTACTTCCTGTTATTGACGAACCTGCATTATATCCAATCAACACAACTTCCCTACTAGTTGTCAAAGCATCTCCAGCATAGTTACCAATAACTACGTTTTTTGTACCGCTTGTTAATGTTCTAAGTGCATCTTTACCTATCCCTAAATTGTCATTGGCACTACTTAGTGTGCCATGTGGAGGTGCAGCATTATCAGTAGAAATTAGCATACTGTCTGTAAAGTTAGTAATATTACTAATTACATCCGTTAAACCATTGAGGTCAGAAGCACCACCAACTGCTGAACCCGCTACTGTTAAAGAACCGGGAATATCTACTGCACCTGTTGAAGCACCTGTTATCCAAGTAACTCCACCATCACCGGAACTTATTGATAATTGACTATCACCTGTTGCACTTGTTACATCTGCTGCACCAATTACTACGTCAAAATCTCCGCTAGTGAGATTATTTCCGGCAGTTTGTCCTAATGCTATGTTCTTCGCGACTGAAGTAATACTATGTAATGAA